CCTCGTTTTAACATGAAGTATAAATCACGATTAGTTACTCCAACTACACGCGTCTTTGGCACTGCCACAAGGCGCGGTGTGAACGTGTGGAACCACAATATTAGTGGTCCCTACACTTCCACTGACAATACGGTATATACACTTGAGTCGGGATACGAAGTTCTAACGAATTTCGGAGCCCCACGCGGTGAAGTATCGGAATGTCTTCATGAGAAGTACCTTGAAAAAGTACTTCCTTGTGAGATGGAGACCTGGTTCTCTGACCATGGCAACCTTAAATGGGATGTCCCATCTGGGGTATATTCGCTATGGTCAGCACTAGGTAGTTATCAACCTCCTGTTTTTGAGGTTGATCACGTTAACGTATCGTGGCCCAAAACACTAGAACAGTTACTTGTTGCTGCTCGAGATAGCTTCTATAAGGAAAATGAGACTGATAATCTCCTTAACCTCTTAGAAGCCAATCAAACAGTACAAGGATTATGCGATATAGGATCTTTCCTATATCGCTTCCTGAGACCCGACAAGGATATGAGAGGCTTCAACTTTAAGTCCGTTAAGGGCTTAAAGAAGGCGTCGAATATACGTGCGCGTGATCTCACGAACCTGTATCTAGGTTATTCGTTTGGGTTTGCGCCGTTGATCTCTGATCTCAGAAAGCTGTCCCGGGATCTTCCTAAAGTTTGGAAGCGCCTGGATGCAGTCATTAAGAGACGTACAGAGATCTACACAGCGACAGCTCGGTGTAATGGAATTCCTTCCATTACTCCCGGCTGGAGCAACGGCAATATAGTACTACCAGACAGCCCCAGCACAACGGCGACCTTTGAGGTCAGGTTAAATCCTGATACTGAAATGCTGCGAGTCGCGGGGGTTGCCGGCTATCGCGCGAATCCGTATAATACTCCAGAGATTGCAAAACTGGATTATTTACTTTCGCGCTTCATGGCGACAGGCCCAGTCAACCTAGCGTGGGAGAAAGTTCCTTTCTCCTTCGTTGTCGACTGGTTCTTCGACCTATCGGGCTGGATTGATTCCGCTGATAATGCCCTTACGGGCGATAACAAGAGAATCACGAAAGCCTGGACATCCCAGAAGATATCGTCTCACATCGACCTGGTTAAACGCCAGTACGATAATCGTGAGGTTTGGTA